ATTGAAGGTGTGTTCACCTCATTTGAGTTGGACAATGGCAGCGCTGTTATCGCTTACAAGATCTGATCATGTCAAAAGCACGTTCCGGCCATTCCGCAGTTGACTACACCATCGGTGCTGAGGTAATTACCGACACCGCAGTGCATACTGGTAAATTCAAGCACATTGACTTTTACGAAAACAGCACGATCACTGCAATCACAAGCACCAATGTGATTGATAACGACTTCGCTGGTGCCACCGTCGATCAAGATGCCTATTTGACTGGATACTTTACCAGCATTCAATTGCAAAACGGTGCCTGCATCGCATATAAAATCTGATGGCACTTTCCGGACCGCTACGTAAAGTTGCCAGCAAGCTAATGGCAAAGTTTGGTGGTACAGCCACCATTCGGCGTGTGGTGCCAGGCGTTTACAACCCAACTACTGGTACTGTCAGCGAGACCGCGACTGATACTGTAGTGCGTGGTGTACTGGAAGATGTCAACCTACGCGAGGTCAATGATCTGATCCAAGCCAGTGACAAGCGTTTGCTGATTGCTGCAGCAGATATCGCAAATGCACCTACCGCAACTGATGAGGTAGTGATTGAAAGCATTACCTATCAAGTCGTGCAAGTGCGAACTATTGAACAAGACAACACTGCTATTACCTATGAGTTGATCCTGAGGGCATAATGGCACGCACGATCCGGGTTGCTGATATTGGTGATTACGCCAGCCAGCAGATGGAAAAACTGCTGCGAACGGCAGTGTTTGAGACTGACAGCAGGCTTAAGCAAGCAAGCCCAGTTGATACAGGACGCTTTCGCGTCAGCTGGCAGGTTGGAGAAAATGCAGCGCCAGGCGGCGAAAAGCCTGCAGGCACTTACACGGGTACGCCGCAAATTGATCGCATTGGCTACAGTCAAGAAAAGCTAGGCAACATCTACAGCGTCCATAACAATCTGCCTTACGCTGAACCGCTAGCTAATGGCAGCAGCAAACAAGCACCTAAAGGCTGGGTGCAAGGAGTAGCAAAAGACATTCAAGGTTTTGTTCGCGTTAATGCCGAACGCATCGGGAGACAATCATGAGCAGCACCTACAACGATGTGCGCAGTGCTATTGAAGGCCGCATTGCAACGCAAATGGCATTGGCGCCGTCGTATCCGGTCAGCTATCAAAACGTACCATTTACGCCGCCAAATAACACGCCATGGGTGCAAGTGTCCATTCGCTTTGGCGATAACAACTACGCAACGCTGACAAGCTTCAACCGCCAGACCGGTACACTGGTGGTTAATGTTTTTACACCACAAGGGCAAGGCGCTGCTGCTAATTTCACCATTGCAGAGCGCATCAAGGATCTTTTTGATCGCGCTAAATTCTCCAGCATTATCTTTGACGCAGCCTCAGGTCCAGCGCAAGTAACACCAGCGTCACCTGAGCCGTATTATCAAACTCAATTGACAGCAACGTTTGAAGCCTATTTAGACTGACCGAAGCCACTACCGTTCACAACATGGCTGTTACTGTTTTGTCCGGTACGTCCGGCGCCCTCTACTACAAACCCGCTGGCACCACCGGAACATTCGGTACTGCTGGCGTCAATACCACCGACAACGAAATCACAGTTGAGCCTTACCTGAACCTGCGCGTTGGCGATCCGGTTCAGTTCAGCGTGGTAAATAGTCAAACTGGCGGCACCGGCACTGGTACGCTGCCTGCTGGTATCGCTGCTTCCACTACTTACTACGTTATCGGCTACACCGCCGCTACTGGTCTGCTGCAAGTGTCTGCCACCGCTGGCGGTTCTGAGCTGTCGATCACTGATGTTGGCACAGCCGCGGCCCCTAACGAGTTTCAGGTTGCTTACGCCGATTATGCAGCCGTCGGTCAAGTGCAGTCTTGGTCTTTTGAGATCAGCCGCGCTGAAATCGACGTGACCACTATCGGTCAAACCGCTGGGCAGTATGCACCATTCCGTGCCTACATCCCTGGTTTTGCTGATGGCACCGGCAGCGCTACTGTTTACGTCACCAACGAAGACAGCGCACTGTCCAACCGGATGGTAGAAGATGTGCTGCAACGTCAACAGGTTGGTTGCGGCTTCAAGCTGTACACCGACAAGCAAAGCACTGAGGCACTAAGCCGTTCCATCGCAATGGATGCTGTGCTGCTGACCGCTAGCCTCAACATCAACCCTGATGATGCGCAGCAAGTGGAGATCACCTTCCGCCCTGCTGGTGCTCCTACTTTCGACTTCAGCACGTCTGCTTGATAGTTGAACGGCCCTAGCCTATGCTGGGGCCACTTACACCTATTTCATGGCATCATCTGCACTGGCACGGCTGAAGAAAGCAGCCAACCTTCAGCCGATCAAGCGTCTTGTTACCTTGACTGATGGCAGCACATTTGAGTTTTACGCCACTGCGCTGACAATGGCAGAACGCGAACGTGCGCAGAAGATGCCAGGCGGTGATGATGCCAATGGCTTTGCATTGAACCTGCTGGTAACCAAGGCTGTTGATGAAGCCGGTCAGCGGTTGTTTCAGGCTGGTCAAATTGATGAACTTAAAAACGAAGTGCTTGATGCTGATCTGCAAGGCATGATGCTGGCAATCATCACCAACCCTGAGGAAGCTGAAACCGACATGAAAAGCGCTAAAGGTTGAGCTTAAAAAAGACAACCTATTACTGCTGCAACTTGGCGTAGCGAAAGAGCTGGGCTACACGCTAGCCCGGCTTAATCGTGAGGTAACACTCGAAGAGTTGCTGATCTGGTCAAGTTACTTTGATCTACAGAACGAAGAACAGGATCGTAGACTGAAGCAACGCCGTAGGTAAATCGTGTCGGTTGTCGCCAACGTTGCTATTAACGTCGACAGCCGGCAGGCAGTTACCAAACTGCGGCAGGTTCAATCGCAGTCGCAAGCAACAGAGCGTGCTGTAGGTAATCTTGGCGCTGCCGTTGGCAAGCTTGCTGCTGCTCTTGGTGTTATCCAAGCAGCACGTTTTGTCTTTGTCAAAACAGCTGAGCTTGAAAGTCAAACACGCAGCCTTCAAGTATTAACAGGCAGTGCAGAAAAGGCTGGCCAGATCATTAAAGATCTGCAACGCCTTGGTGCTGTAACGCCATTTACAAGCTCCGAGCTGATTGATTCAGCAAAGCGCCTGCAGGCATTTGGCGTTGAGACCAACAAGGTTGTAGAAACAACGCGCAGGCTGGCAGATGTCAGCGGCGCAACAGGCGCTGAGCTGCAAGGCTTGGTGACTGCTTACGGGCAAGTACAAGCTAAAGGCAGGCTGCAAGGTGAAGAGCTGCTGCAGTTCCAAGAGCGTGGTGTTGCGCTGCAGCAAGAGCTGCGCAAGCAATACAACCTAAGCGGTGAAGAGTTTCAGGATGCACTGCAAAAAGGCAAGATCAGTGCCGAAGCTGTTGAGTTTGCAATTCAAAGCCTTACCAATGCAGGCGGCAAATACGCCAATGGTGCAATTGCCCAAAGCGACACATTAAATGGTCGATTTAGCACGTTGCAAGATGGCATTGAAGGTTTAGCCAGAACAATTGGCACGGCCCTGACGCCAGCAATTAAGGCGGTGCTCAATGAAGCGATATTTGCAATCAATACAATCAACCAACTGCTGAATACTGGCGCTAGGGCAAAATCGTTTGGGCTGGATCAACGTGGACGTCAACAAATACTTCGACAAGCCCAAGACGAAGCCAAGGCAATTGTTGAAGGCAGGCGTATCGCCAATCCTTTTGAGCGCAACCGCCAGTTTCAAGAAATCGCTGCACAAAGAGAACGCGATCTGATTGAAGCGTTTGGTATCCGCACTGGACAGGTCAAGCCGCAAGTCACTGCACCGCAAGGCCAACGTGCGCTACCTGCTCTTGGCGCCGGTACTGCAGGATCTGGACGCGGACGATCCGGCGGCGGCGGCGTTGACAAGGCAGCACGTGATGCTGAACGACTAGCGCAAGAAATTCAGCGTTCACTTGAGCTAGGTGACAGGCTTGGCACTGAGTTCTCGCGCCAAGTGTTGCTACTTGGCGAAGCAAATGAGATTGAGCAGAAGCGCCTGCAAATTCAGTTTGATTTTGAAGATCGCGCAAAGCAAATTGCAGAGCTT